GAAGGTGATGGTGAAACTGGTGAGGGCGATGCTCCTGCCGATGATAAAGGTGATGAAGATGGAAATGATGTTCCTACTGGCGATGCTGGTGACGATGGCGACGATGACGCTGCTGGCGATGCCGAAACTGAAACTGGCGAAACTACTGAAGTAGGTGGTGTAGAGACTACTGGTCGCGGTGGACCGCCCAAGGTAGAAACCGATACCGATGCGAACAATGCTGGTGAAATGCTAGTTGACGAAAACGCAATTGCTCGGACCTATGGTCGCATTCCTGTTATCAAAAATGATCTGATTATGCCTTTCTCTGAGATTGTGGAACGGGCAACTGCTCACTACAATGACTGTGAGGTAACTGATTGGGTTGATGATAAGAAGGCAGAAGTTGCATCGATCAAGGACGAGTCGAAGAAGACTGTCGGTTACATGGTCAAAGAATTTGAGATGAAGAAGGCTGCTGATCAGTATGCTCGTGCCTCTGTTTCCAAAACGGGTTCGCTCGACATGGGACGGTTACACACTTACAAATACAATGAAGACATCTTCAAGAAAGTGACTACCTTGCCCGGCGCTACAAACCACGGTATGGTGATGGTTGTCGATTGGAGCGGTTCTATGTATGAGAACCTTAAAGGTACTCTGTCTCAGCTGTATAACCTAATTTGGTTCTGCCGCCGGACACAGATTCCTTTTGAAGTCTATGCGTTCAGCGATTGTCGGGAACTGTTTCCTGATTATTACGAAAAGCGTGATGAAATGCCAGATTTCAAGGCAGGTGATCTTGCTCTGAATAATTTCAAACTGTTGAATTTCTTCTCTAACAAGATGTCCGCTAAGGATGAGACTGTGATGATGGAAACTCTCTGGATGATTGCTTCATACTACAATGATCGAAGTGACAATCGTTTCAACCGCCCAACCTTTCCTCAGTTCCTTAACTTGGGTGGCACTCCGTTGAATTCAGCAATCGTTGCAATGATGGAAATTGTTCCTAAGTTTAAACGAGATACTGGTGTCCAGAAGGTCAACACGATTTTCCTGACTGACGGTGCATCGAACTGGTTGCCGGGTGTTTACGACTATCGCTTGAATCGTGATACTGGTGACCACTACAAGGTCACTGATAACATTCAAGGCAAGGCGATGATCTCTGACCCCAAGACTCTGAAGTCCTATGAGGTTGACAATAATGATATGACTGATGGATTGCTTCGTATTCTTAAAGACCGCGTTCCTGATATGAACCTGATCGGGTTCTTCATCGCGGGTTCTGGTCGAGGCGGCCGTGTTGACAAGCGTACTCTTTATTACCTACAGCGTGAACTTTCGATGGATGCAATCATGGAACAGGTCAAGTTCATCAACAAGAACAAGTACCTTGCCATCGACTCGAAGGGTTACGATGAGATGTATGTCCTGCCTGCCAAGGGTATGGAAGTCTCGAACGAGGGTCTGAGCGATGATCTGGTGGGTGCCTCGAAGGCAAAACTCAAGTCTGCTTTCGGTAAGTCCATGAAGGGCAAGGTCGAGTCCCGTCAGCTCCTCAACAAATTCGTGAAGTTAGTGGCGTGACAAATATGTCACACTTCACGGAATTATTGAATAAGGTGAATTTAAGCCATTGACATATCCTGCTCCACATGGTAATATAGAATATAAGATGAGAAAACAGAAAGAAAGAATGACTATGTATCTCTCCCCTCGCAAGAAACTCTTCGTTGATACTGCTGCCGAAATGTTCGGTGATGGTGCCGTGATTACCAAGTCTCAGAAAGCAGAGGCAGCTGCGAAAGCGGGTGTTCCGTTTCCTACTTGGTTCAAAGGTGAAGGTTTCGCCATTGGTTACAATGCGTATAAATTACCTAGTGAGGGTGGCAATGTTGCTGCTCCTGTCACTGCTGCTCCTGCTGGTGCAGAGGCGACAATGGTAAATCTGGTCGCAACAAATATGGAAAAACAGAATCTCGTTCCTGCTAAGTTCGAAGGGTTTGTGCCTTGGGGCAACTTCTCTCTGATTGAGAAAGTTGTCAAGTCTGGGATGTTCTATCCCATCTTCATCACTGGTCTGTCCGGCAACGGTAAGACCCTGATGGTTGAAGAGGTTTGCGCCAAACTCAACAAGGAACTGATCCGCGTCAACATCACCATCGAAACTGATGAGGATGATCTGCTCGGTGGGTTCCGCCTTGTGAACGGTGAAACCAAGTTCGTGCCCGGTCCTGTGATCGAAGCAATGGAACGTGGTTGCACGTTGCTCCTTGATGAGTGTGATCTAGGTTCGAACAAGTTGCTCGCGTTGCAGCCTGTCCTTGAGGGTAAAGGTGTTTACCTCAAGAAGATCAACAAGTGGGTCACGCCCAAGGATGGTTTCAACGTCATGGCCACTGCCAATACTAAGGGCAAGGGTTCGGACGATGGACGGTTCATTGGAACTAACATCCTCAACGAAGCGTTCCTAGAACGGTTTGCGATTACGATGGAACAGCCCTACGCTTCGCCTGCGGTTGAAACCAAGATCGTCAAGGGTGCCATGAAGAAGTATGGTTCTGTTGATGATGAGTTCGCCAAGAACCTCGTAACGTGGGCTGACGTTATTCGCAAGACCTTCTACGATGGTGGTGTTGATGAAGTCATCTCTACCCGCCGCCTGGATCACATTGTGAAGGCATACGCCATCTTTGGTGACAAGATGCAGGCCATCGAGCTCTGTGTCGCACGGTTTGATGAGGATACCAAGGTTTCATTCCTTGACCTCTACACCAAGATCGACGCCGGTGTTATCACTGGCGAAGATGAGACAGAAAGCGTAGCTGAAGAAGCAATGCCTTTCTAAAAAAGTTTATGTGTAAGGGTTGAAATTTCGGTTTCAACTCTTATATATATTAGGTGGATGCCATTAAGGGTCCACTGTTAATCTTGCTTTATAAGGAGATACCAAAATGGTTACAAATATGAGCACAAGCAAAACACTATCTATTTTCGACAATTTCAACCAACTTACACCCTACGCAGTAGGATTTGATCGAGTCTTTGATCAACTCAATACTTACGTTGCAAATAATGCAACGTCATCAGGGTTCCCGCCATATAACATCCGTAAAGGGGGTGACTATACCTATGCCATCGAAATGGCCTTGGCGGGTTTTTCAAAGGATGATATTGAAATCGAAGTAGCAGAAGGTTTGCTTACGGTTCGTTCTATCAAAGAGAACGATGAAAATAATTCCAACATTTATCGTGGAATTTCATATCGTAAGTTCAATCGGAAATTCACTCTTGCAGATGACATTGTAGTGAACGATGCTTCCCTCGAAAACGGTATGCTCAAGATAGACCTTGAGCGTATTGTTCCAGATGCGAAGAAACCTCGCAAAATTACAATCAAATAATTTTGAAATAGTAGCGAAAGGGGCATTGACAAAAGTGCCTCTTTCGTGTACTATAATATAATGAAACTTAATAATGGAGATTTAAATAAATGGTTAGTTTTACAACAGGAAAAATAGGCGACCCCGGATTCATTGATCCAAACAGTGCCGAAGCAAAGGCAATGGTTGTTCCATCTACAGATGATGATTTTGTAGAAAAACCTTCTGAAGAAGAAGTAGAAAAGGTTAGCATTGGTATTACGGTTGCAATGCGTAATAAGTTAGCAGTCAATATTATGCGGGCTGAAATCCCGCTCAATGTTATTGATGAATTGAATGAACATATTGATGAAGTAATTATTCCTGCTGGTCTAGACTTGTCGCCAAAATTGGTTGGTCAGATTAATCAGGATGAACACTCTGGACAGTGGCTCTTTCCACATAATGATGGTAGTGTCGGAGAACAGTTTGCTGAGATTATTAATAATCTTAGTAAAGAATATATTAAACAGACTCTCGGTAAACTTGAGTTTGAAGATACATATAAGGAAGTAAAGACTGATATTGAAACTATGTGGTCGGTTCATAGTTATGCTGGTGACTATAACCCTTTGCATGATCATGGCACTCGTAGTTTTATGGGTCTGTCTTGCATTCTCTTTCTAAAGGTTCCCCCACAGATTGAAGCTATTGGTCTTCCATCTGAGGAAATGATTGCTGCTGGTGTCACGCCGGGGTTTCAAGGACTCAATGGTGCAAGTGGTGCTGTTGATGGATTTACTTATTTGTGTTGGGGTGTAAACGGTATGCGTGATGTTAATATGCTTCGTCCTATCCAAGAAGAATATGTCAAACCAGAAGTTGGAACTATGATTATATTCCCTGCTTGGTTGCGTCATGCTGTTATGCCATTTTCTGGTGAAGGTGAACGTAGGACTTTCTCTGCAAATGTTAACGTAGATATGCAATGAGCGATTTCATTCACTTGATACAAATGGATGATACATCACTATGTGATGATATGCTCAAGTATTATAGTAATAATGCTGAGTATAAACAGCGTGGTCTATCTGATGGTGGTGATAAAAAATCAACTGATGTTGTAATATGGCCAAACTCTAGTGATACTAGTATTTTGAAATATCTAGATTTCCTTAGATTGTGTGTTGAAAGTTATCGGAAAAAATATGATTCTTTTACTTTCCCACTAGGGTTTGCTGAACCTTGGCTTATTCAACACTATGAACCCGGTGAAGGATTTGTTTCTTGGCATTGTGAACGTACTACTAATCAAACACACCAAAGGGCACTTGTCTTTATGACGTACCTTAATGATGTTGAAGATGGTGGTGAAACTCAGTGGATGTATCAGGGTAAAGAAGTAAAACCCAAAAAGGGTTTGACTGCTATCTGGCCAACAGATTTCACTCACACACATAGGGGTGTAGTATCGCCAACGCAACGTAAAACAATTGCTACTGGGTGGTTTAACTTTCTGGACTTCAGAGCTGCTCACGGTTCACTTACGAAATATTATGAAGGTCAGCTCAGTGATTTGAGAAAAGAAATAAAGGATGAACAAACTGTCAAAGGTTAACTACAAATACGACGAAGGTAAGGCACTTGCTGAACTTCAAAAATACATCGACTCGACATATGATGAACACTATAGCAAGAACAAGTTTCAAGCTACAGAGTTCATCATTGACGGTGGACATGGTGAAGGTTTCTGTATCGGTAACATCATGAAATACGCACAACGATACGGAAAAAAGGGTGGAAAGAACAGAAGTGACTTGCTAAAAGTGATTCACTATGGTATTATTGCTCTATACATTAATGAACTTGAAAGTGAAAAATAATGAAACTATCTACTGAAACTATCTCCGTATTGAAAAACTTCTCTACGATTAACGCTAACCTTATGGTGAAGGCGGGGTCTAGTCTTTCCACCATGTCTGCAATGAAGAACATTGTTGCAAAGGCAGATGTTGCTGAAGAATTCACAACACCCTTTGCTATCTATGATTTGAATGAGTTCCTATCGGCACTCTCTCTATTCGGTAAACCCGATTTAGAGTTTGGTAATGACTTTGTTATTATTACAGAAGAGGGTACATCGAAGTCTCTCAAGTATTGGTACTCTGATCCATCCGTGGTGACGACTCCATCTAAAGAGATTTCGATGCCCTCGACTGAATTGACGTTCAACCTGTCGAGTGATACACTCAACGAAATCACAAAGGCTGCTGCTGTTATCGGTGTTCCCGACATGGCACTTGCTGGTGGTAAGTTGATGGTTACTGACAAGAAGAACAGCACTGCAAACGCATACGAGACATCTCTGGATGTTGGTGATGTTTCTGCTGACTATAAGTTCTGGTTCAAGGTTGAGAACCTAAAACTTATTCCCGGCTCCTATGACGTTGAAGTGTCCTCTAAAAAGATTAGTCACTTTACCCACACTAAACTTGGTGTGCAGTATTGGATTGCATTGGAACCCGAATCTTCTTACAATGTCTAATTTGAGGAATTTATATTATGGAACAATTTTTGTGGGTCGAAGAATATCGGCCACGGGACATCAAGTCATGCGTACTTCCTAAGTCTCTAAAAACTTCCTTGCAATCTTTTGTTGACAAGGAAACACTACCCAATCTGATTTTCTCAGGTGGTCCGGGCGTTGGTAAGACTACTGCCGCCCGTGCCATGCTGGATCAGATTGGTGCTACCTACATGTTTATCAACGGTTCAGAGGAGTCAGGTATTGACGTTCTCAGAACCAAGATAAAGAACTTTGCGTCTACTGTATCACTTGAAGGTGGTAAGAAGTATCTCATTCTTGATGAGGCAGACTATCTAAATCCACAGTCAACGCAACCAGCCCTTCGTGGTTTCATGGAAGAGTTCCACAAGAACTGTGGATTCATTCTAACCTGTAATTATAAGAACCGTATTATCCCTGCACTGCAATCTCGTTGTAGTGTGATTGACTTTGTGATTCCTAAAGCAGAGAAGAATAGACTTGCAACTCAATTCTTCAATCGGTCTATTCAAATTCTCAATGAGAATGAAATCAAGTTCAATGAGAAGGTTGTTGCAGAACTCATAAATACTCACTTTCCAGATTGGCGCAAGGTTCTGAATGAACTGCAACGGTATTCTGTTGTTGGTGAGATTGATGCTGGTATTCTGGTAAACCTTGGTGACAAGAATATCAAAGAACTGATGGTCATGATGAAGAAGAAGGAGTTCACCAATGTTCGTAAATGGGTTGTCGATAATCTGGATAATGATTCAGATAAGTTGTTTCGTGCTGTTTATGATAATCTATATGACTATGTTGACCCTAGTAGCATCCCTCATGTTGTCGTGGCGTTGGGTGAGTATCAATATAAAGCGGCGTTTGTTGCTGATCTGGAAATCAATATGATGGCCTGTCTTACTGAGATTATGGGAAGGACAAAGTTCAAATGATTAAAATATATGATGATGTGGTAGAGGATCATGTTGCAGAATTGATTACTTCTGAGATGAAAAATGTTCTTTGGAAATTCGATTATGCTTCAAATAAGAATCATCAATCTCGACATTGGCATCGTCTTTGTGGAAAGAGTGGACAACAAACAATTGCAAATGGTTTTGAGTGGGTGATGCCTATCTGGACTTCTGCAATGTTTAAATATGAATTCAAAAAGAATTTTAATATTACAGGTTATGAACGCATCTATATGAATGCTCACACGCATGGTATTGAACCTGTGATGCATACGGATGATGGCGACTTTACAATGATTTACTATCCTCGAATGGATTGGAAACCTGAGTGGGGTGGCGGCACTCTAATTGATGGAGAACTCGTTCCTTATGTCGGTAATAGTCTTGTTATCTTTGATGCACACCTACCACATATGGCCATGCCGGTCACTAGGGAATGTTATGAACTAAGATCAGTAATCGTATTTAAGTGCAATCGTAATGTATGAATTAAAAGTAAAAAATGGAAAGTACAAATCCGACAGTTTAACAAGTTTACTGTGGGTCGTATTACGTCACAGATTTCATCATTGGATAAAGGGTGAAGGGTTTATTGATTAATGTATGAGTTGAAGGATTATCTCAAGGCTGTAAATCAGACAAAAGAACCTTTGATGGACGGTGAAGATGAGGAATGGGAGAGGAAATATGCTCCCTTCATTGTCAACAAGTGTGTCGGTGCATTTCCTGATACCGTCATGTTGGTGAATGAGATCAACCAACTACCAAATGTAGATAAGAAACTACAGTTTGATTTTTTGATAAATAGTCTGAGGCCAAGGAAGAGATTTACCCCGTGGTTGAAGGCGACGAAATTAGAGAATCTAGAGTATGTTAAAGAGTTCTATGGGTATAGTAATGTAAAGGCTAAGGCTGCTCTTGATATATTGTCTGAGGATCAACTCGCCACTATAAGAAAAAGATTATATAAAGGTGGGAAAAATGGAAGATATTAATTGGACACAGGAGCAGATGTTAGAAATCGGTTTGAAAGAACCTGATGACTTTCTTAAAGTTCGTGAGACACTATCGCGAATTGGGGTAGCATCTCGCAAAGAAAAGAAACTATATCAGTCATGCCATATTCTGCACAAGCAGGGTAGGTACTTTATTGTACACTTCAAGGAGTTGTTTGCTCTTGATGGTAAGAATACAAACCTAACTGAGAATGATATCTCTCGTAGAAACACAATTGCCAAACTATTACTTGATTGGGGATTGGTTAACATTATTGGT